GGGCAGTCAACAGGCCTGGATGGCCTACAACTCCGACAACGGCACCAACACTGCCACAGGTTATTCATTCAATGTGCCTACAGGATCACGTGCACCTGCCGGTGGCAAGGTGCAGTCGGACAATGCAAGTTCAGGCGCAGCAGCACAACTGGTAGCATTTTAAGGAACAACTATGTCAGCAAGCAATTATTTAGAAAACGCATTACTAAACGCCACCTTGGGCAATGTGAGTTACACCACTCCGGCCACAGTATACACAGCCCTGTATTCAGTGGCACCCACAGACTCAACTAGCGGCACAGAACTGAGTGGCAGCAGTTATGCCAGACAGGCCACTGCATTTTCAGTCACGTCAGGTGTGGCCACCAACACAGGCAACGTGACCTTTGGTCCTGCATCTGCAAATTGGGTCACAGCAGTGGCCTGGAGCATAGCAGATGCATCTACCAGTGGCAACATCCTGTATTATGGCCCACTCAGCACTGCACAGACCGTGTTGAACGGCAACAGCCTGACCTTTGGTATTGGCAACGTTTCAGTCACAATGGACTGATGATCAATCTTGTCGTGGTATAACCGGCACACGATGGCTGCAGGCAGTTCTACGCCAGGCCTGTTCTTTGGCTCGACGCCAGTTGATTCGCCAAGCCGCAGGCTCCGAACACAAGGGACAAGAGCAACAGCGGTGCCAAGCAGTGACCACTTCGGCAATGCGTTGATTATATAATTTGGGTAGCATTGATTACTTATGAATTGGCAGTTTTGCCAAACTGTTTGACAGGAACACACTGAACAGCTATAATAACAACTCATATTGTGTGTTCCTTCTTTTGCCCAGGCTCTAACCAGTCTGGGCTTTTTTTATGTTTCTGCAAGGTAATATGCCGTGTGTGCTAAATAACACTGTTATCAGATCCGGAGTTTCTTAGAAACTGAAACGCAGACTCAGCGGCAGAGTCCACATCACAGTTCACGCTATGGTGCCATTTGAAATCCAATCTCTGTTAAATACAGCCGCCTGGATCTGATAACACCTATTTCACCAAACCAAGCCCAGCCAGTCTGGGCTTTGTTTTGGCTCAATACACCGCCTAAATCGTTGCTTTTTTTGTTTGTGTCATATATACTTGTGTATGACAAGAGATTTCATTTCAGCAGAAAAATACTATTCCTTTGATCACCAACACACTCGCCAGAACTGGCGTGTTGCTGCCTGGTGCCAGAAAAAAGGTATTCCTGTGGACACAATCGAAGGTCATCCGCACTACAATGATATCGTGTTTCTTACGCAGTTCCAGGACGAGTTTGAAGCAGAATACCGAAGTAATGCTGTAGATTACAACTGCTTCCAGGCATACTGGAGCATTGTAATTCGAGATCGCAAAGCACTCAGCAAAAAAGCATACAAAAAGTTTGAACAGATCGCACAGAACTGTTTGGACCGCAGGCAACAAACACAAACACAACTAGATAAAATTCAATCACTAAGGCATATTCTGGCACCCGCCAAACTTGAAAACATGGATCACGATATGATGGCTAAAGGATCCTGCTCACCCCAGAAACTTACACATAAGGGGAACAATGAGAGTGCCGTGGAGAAATCGTTAATTCCTTGGGAATGAAGATTGGCGAGTAGGCTATAGTCAAAGGTCTCGCCCGCAAGTCTCTGTGTAAGTTCCAGTAAGAGTTCCCAATTGGGGGAACCGCCGCATCACAGGATGATGATGGTTGAAATGCCTTGTCGGAAGGGCTGATGCAATACTAGACTTTTTTTTAAGGTCCTATTGCATTAGCCATTCCTTTGGCGTTTTACACCGCATCATCTATCTCATGTGTTTTTCTCTAAGAGAGATGCAGGCAATCAAGTGCTGAGTTTACGAAGCACTTGATAGATGAGTGCAACTCATCTCAATAAGTAACTCCAACAGATTCAGCCAAAACCACTAGTGCTATAAATCTGATTGCAGTATAATATGTTATAAATAAAAAAACACTGCCTTTAAGGAATCCAATGAAATATATTCTAATTGATAGAACTACACAGCCCAGTCGACTCAATGCGGTCACAATGTGGCGACTGACATTTTACTGTGTGGATGACAGCACATACCACGAAATGACAGTGGACAGCAGCTACACAAACTTTCGGAGGTCGGGATGGGATCACGTGGTGCAAGATTCAAACCCCTGGGGTGTGTATAGAGATCTAAAAAGAACTGACAGACTCACACGGCGTGGCACACATGTGGTCACAGCAGACTCACGTGCCAAATGCACCTTTGAATTGCGGGACCAGGCAGAAGCACTGGATCTTGTGCAGTTGGATCTGGCACAACGAACGGGTCAAGCAAATCAATATTCTGAGCTGTTTGACACAGCAGGAGAGCCGGTATGAACAGCAGTCGTAGAAGAGTCAAAGGACTGGCGTTTGATGCACTGTGGGTAGAGAACGCAGATGACTGCTGGGTCTGGACCGGAGTTCGCAATCAACAGGACTATGCGGTATACTGGGATAACACTCTGAATAAGTATACCGCTGCTCGTAGATGGGCACAGAGCAGAGCCTTGGGACGCGACCTGGGTCCCTGTGAACGCATGAGGAATCAGTGTGGTGATCCTGCCTGTGTGAATCCAGATCACTACAGACTCACACAGTTTGTGCCGGCAAATCCTGCATGGTCAAACTCAGCACCCAGACCACAGAGTCGTGGACCAAGACCACATGTGTGGGCCACAGGACCAGATCCGGCGGAACATGCTCGTTATCGTGTGTGGATACAACAGCGAAATCAAGCACATTATCGTGCGGAACCATGGGCATTGGATTTTGAGCCTTGGAAACAGATCTGGGCACCGCACTGGCACTTGAAAGGTCGCACTGCCAACAGCCGTTGCATGACACGTGTGGATACTGATCTGCCCTGGCAACCTGACAATGTGCGGATCATTACCAGATCAGAACACTCAGCCCAGCAGGCTGCCATGCGAAGCACAGGTTATCGCAGTAGAGCACAACAGCGACGTCTAGATCGCAGCCAGACATGAGCAGAGCAGGCAGACCCCAACTCCGCTCCACACAGTTGCCGGGCGGCACTGAACTCACTGTGATGTCCCCGCCAGGCCTGTGGATCTTGACTTATCAAGGTGCTTATGTCACTGCTCGCAGAAGCAGTTGGACACAGGATGCCATCAAATATCAACGCTCTACCTGGAACAACCGGGCCACTGCAGAAGCACAGGCTAAAAAGTATAACCAATGGTTTGACACTACAGCATTTGACATTCAGCGGATCCTGTGAAATAATCGCTGTTGTTGCGTAAATGCCACACTAAAACCACATAAAAACCCTGCAAAAAGCAGGGTTTTTCATGGAGGTAGACCAATAAATTGCCTTTTGCTATAATACTTGTATGGGATCAAAAAACACCCCATAAGAACCGAACAGAACCTAAAAGGCATTTTATGCAAGTAATTTTTAGCTACCACGCCGCGCAACGTATGCAACAGCGTCTTAACACACCAATTTCAACGGACAAAGAAGTGAACATCACAACAGCATTCAAAAAAAGCCGCAGTTACACATGCCCCCAAAATGGTGCAGTAGAATCATGGTATTGCACTATTCCTGGCACTAAGATTGTGATGATCATTGGTGCCAAATCACGTGTAGTGCTGACAGTTATGACCCAGGGCCCAATAGTTGATGCAGTTTATGCACAGACCCAGCACTAACGGGTTGACCCAATATTCAACCTGTGCTATACTATGAACAGATCAACAACAAACACAGAGGACCCTGCATGTCGCATACACCATTGGACTTAGTGGTAACTTTGACAAATGGCACACAAGTGACCTGGACAGAGTTCCGTAGCTGGAGTGCCCAGAAACAAGCAAGTCTTGTGATGACAGCCGCAGACCGCAACAGAATCCGACAATCTGCTTCCACCACACACCTGGCCCGTGACTGGTCGGATTCACAGCGTGCCAATCATCGTAAGGCCATGTCAGCCAAAGTTGGTAAGCCCAGTGCGCTTAAAGGTGTTCCAGGTCGCAAATGGACCGAGGAGCAAAAACAAGCACATGGCATTCGTCAACAACTTGAACGTGAAGCAGGCCTGCGTCGCACTACCAAAGGTCGCACTGCCTCAGAAGAGACTCGTGCTAAACAGTCCAAATCCGCACAGAATCGTTCTGGCCCGGGCAACAATGCCAAAGCAGTGCATACGCCTTTTGGCGTGTTTGCCAGTATCACAATTGCCAGTGGACAATTGGGCATAGCCTGTTGCACCCTGGCTAGACGCATCAAACGCAATGTAACTAATTATTACTACATTTGAACTGCTTGACCAATAAATCCGTTTATGCTACAATAATAACATGAACTGCAAAAAGCAGGTCTACTTAACTTAACCAAAAGGAACCGAATGTCTTACAAAAAAACATACAGCAGTCGCTTTAGCGAATTTGACGCCTGCTACAACAACATGGACTGGGCAGTGGAGCAAATTGCTCTAGGCCAGTCTCGTAGTCTAGTAGCCAAAGGCCCAGGCGGTGTAGGCAAGACCTATAACATTGAGGCCAGTCTTGTTCAGCATGCCGGCGACGCCTGGATCAAGATCAACAACAAATCATCCGCTCTGGATCTATACATGGAATTGTATCGCTTCCGTGAGCAAGGTTGTGTTGTGTTCCTGGATGACGCGGACAGTATCTACAATGACACTGATGGCATCAACTTGCTCAAGGCCGCAATGGACTCTATCCCGGTGAGAACACTGAACTGGCATACCAAAACACATTTCTTGGCTGCCGCACAAGTGCCAACATCGTTTGTGTTCAATGGCGGTGTTATCATTGCTACCAATGTGGGCTATGACAATCAGAATCCACGCATGCTTAAGAAGCTCAGTGCTTTAGACACACGCGGCTACCAAAGCATCCTGGCTAGGCCCACTATTGACGACGAGATGGCCATGGTATGCTACATGGTATATGCAAAAGGCATGCTAGACAGTCGCAACCTTAGCACAGGAGAAGTTACTATGTTGCTGGACTGGGTAGACAACAACAAAATGAGCAAGGCAGTGAATCTTCGTGCCCTGGACACCCTGTGCAATATCTACACTGCGGACAAGCAAAACTGGCAAGCTCGTGCAGAAGGTTTGTTGCCACAGCGTTCAGGAGGTGCAAAATGAGCACAGTGCCTGAAATCATGGTGACCCTGGCCAATGGCACACAAGTGCCATGGTCCGAGTTTAGGCTCTGGGATGGAAGAAAAAAACACGCAAATCTTTTTCCACCTTCACAGACTGCAGAGGGTCGTGCTCGGATCAGTGCCGCACGAACAGGCACGTATCATGGTGAGTTGACCGAAGAAGGCTGGAACAAAATTGTTGCTGCCAACAAAGGCAGAACTATATCTGAAGAGCACCGTGCTCGGATCAGTGCCGCAATGAAACAGAGACATGCAATCCGGAGAGGTATTGAAAAATGAAAGCCAACTACAGAGAACTATTCAGCACCGACAATGGTCAGTCAGTGCTGGCAGACCTGGAACGTATTGTGCAAATGACACGCTTGGACGCAGACAATCCCAATCCGAACAGTGCCGTTTGGAAGTGTGCCCAGCAGGCCCTGTTGCAACGCATCTACAACCAAATTGACAATCCCAAATGAACAACCGATTGTTTGATCGTCTGCGTTTGCAAGCACAGTTGAGATTGCTACTGGAACAATGGGGTGCCGAGCAGGGCTTGGTGCTGATTCTGTTGGCCTTAGAGAAAGAACTAGAGTATGAACACACAAAAAATCTTCGTGACGATCCTGGCCTGCCTGCTGACCACAGGCTGTAGCACTGCATGGGTCACTGATCCCTGTGGCAGAGCCTTGACCTGTGTCACACACAACGGCACTGTGACCTATTCAGATCCCACCGTCTGGACTGGCACCCCAGGTTCAGGTGCCCAACCTCGACAGACCTTTACAGTCACAGACACACAAGGTCGTGTGCGAGCACGAATACGATAACTAAGGTGATACAATGACTCAACCTGACTTGACACCTGCCGGCATCTGTGCTAACATAGAACATTATCGCTGTGTTTGGATTGAACAAAATCGTCAAATTAAACACACAGAGAATGAATTGGCATTCTGGTTAGCGATACAAAAATCAAAGGAACACAATGGCACAGGCCACACCAGTTAAAACCCCCATGGGCGTATACGCCAGTGCCAGTCTGGCTTCACGAGCACACGAATGTTCAGTGGCCACCATATTGAATCGCATTCGAATTGATCCAGAAAACTACAAAAGACTTCTGATGCCTGTGCCTGTGGCCAGGCCTCGCTTGCCCAGAACCACACAGACCATCACAGCAGATCTATGGCCCATGACCTGGAGTCAGTATCGTGTGCAGAGTTTTGAACTGCGAGAAGAAATATTCAACCGTTGGATAGAACAAACACAACTGGATCCGGAATCAGAAAGTGCTGTGGCAGAGTTCTTTGGTGAAATGGATCAGATGGCCTTGGCCTTGGCTCAGGCAGAACTGGATCTGGCCGAAGCAGAATCAGCAGACCAGTTGGAGCAGGCAGAGTTGGCGGACTTGGATACAGAGGCAGAATCCCAGGACTAAATAGTCCATGAACTATGTCATTCCTATACCTACGGATCACCTCACTGCTGACGAACTACGCAAGGCCTGTGCAGAATATCAAGCTCGTAGACTGCTAGCCGCACAGGATCGTTATCCAGGCTGGACTGGTCGTGTGCATACCACACCTGAAATGGTAGACAGAATCCTTGATTCGGATCAGGAAACCCTGCCGTGAAAAGCGCAAACTGGGAACCCGGCAAAGCAGTCTATTCCGAATGGCTAAAAACTCTCACTGCTGACCAACGTGCTCAGCATCTGCGTGAACGTGCAGAACGCAAGGCCATCAAACAGGCCATGACTCGAGTGGTAGAAGAATATCAAAGTAGATGGACAGCAGAACTACACAACGCTGCCTGGGCACAACTGGTCAAGGCCAGAGACTCCGGCGACACAGCGGCTTTTGTTGCTGTATGGGATAGAATTGTTGGTCGTCCACAAGAAACTGATCGTGCTGATTCGTCTCAGAAACCCTTGCCCTGGACGGATGACACTGTATGACCCTAAAAGAACTAGCCAAAGAAATTGAAATAATCAAAGAGAATCACCTGCGGCACCTACAGGAAGATGTCAACAAGATCAACAAGAAGGTTGAAAGCCTAGACAATCGCCTGTGGTGGATCCTGGGCATCTTGGTGTCAGCCACTGTAATTCCTGCAGTGGTGAACTTCTTGCTGACGCAGTTCGCGGCCTAACATGCCCTTGAATCCAGGACAACTGCAGGTCAGTCAAGACCCTGCTAGATTCCGTGTGGTGATATCCGGTCGTCGATGGGGCAAGACCTTTTTGGCCATTAGAGAACTGGCACGTGTGGCTTCCCGACCCAATCAACGAGTGTTCTATGTGGCACCCACCTACAGACAGGCCAAACAGATTGTTTGGGATCAACTCAAATGGCGTCTGCAAGACCTACGATGGGTGCATCGTATCAATGAAAGTGATCTGACCATTGTGCTGAAGAACAGCAGTAGAATCAGTCTACGTGGTGCAGACAATCCAGACAGCCTACGTGGTGTAGGACTAGATGCAGTGATCATGGATGAGTTTGCCATGATTGATGAAAAGGCCTGGACCGAAGTGTTGCGACCCACCTTGAGTGATAGACTAGGCACTGCCATGTTTATTTCAACTCCAATGGGACAGGCCAACTGGGCCTATGATCTCTACAATCGCGGACAGGATCCTGCCGAACCTGAATGGAGCAGTTATCAGTATACCACACTGAGTGGTGGCAATGTCACAGAAGCAGAACTCACACAGGCCCGGCGTGATCTGGATGCCAGAACATTCAATCAAGAATACCTGGCCACCTTTGAGACCTACAGCAACAGACTGTTCTATGCATTTGATCGTGCAGAAAACACACGTGAATGGACTCAGCCCACACCTGGTGTGTTGCACATTGGACTGGACTTCAACGTGGGGCAAATGAGTGCCGCTGTGTTTGCGGAAACTCCGGAGCACTGTCATGTGATTGATGAAATTGCCCTGCTGAGTAGCAATACTACAGAACTGGTAGAAGAGATTCGCACACGCTATCCCACACAACGGATCTTTGTTTATCCGGATCCTGCTGGTTCAGCTAGAAAGACTTCGGCAGGCGGAGCAACAGATCACACCATCCTGGCCAATGCAGGCTTTGTTGTGAAAGCACCCAGAGCACACACACCTGTGCGTGATGGCATCAATGCTGTGAACAGCATGCTGTGCAATTCCGCTGGAGAACGTAGAATGTGGGTCACCAGTGCCTGCAGAAGTGTGCGTGAAAGTTTAGAAAAACACAGCTACAAACCTGGCAGCAACATACCGGACAAGGATTCTGGTTACGATCACATGAGCGATGCTGTGCGCTACTATGTAGACTATCGGTGGCCTGTTCGTAGAGATCAAGTCATCGCACCACCCACACGTTGGGGCCACAGCATTGCCACACAACGGTAAATACTCATCAAGGACTAAAAAATGTCAATCATACAAACCATAGACGAACAAATTGCCGAAGCACTGAGTTCAAACACAGAATACAATGCCTATCGTCTGAGATGGCAATACCTTTACCAAAGCTATCTAGGCGGTGAAGAATATCGTGATGGTGCTTATCTCACACGATATGTGTTGGAAACGCCAGGCGAATACGCTGCCAGATTACGTGCCACACCATTGGACAATCACTGTGCCTCAGTGGTGCAGGTGTATAACAGTTTCTTGTTTAGAGAACAGCCCGAACGTGAATTTGGAACTATAGAAAATGACCCACGTGTGCTGGACTTCCTAAGAGATGCAGATCTAGATGGCCGCAGTCTCAATGCGTTTATGAAGGATGTCAGCACCTGGGCCAGTGTATTTGGACACTGCTGGATCATGGTGGCCAAGCCTGATGTGGGTGCTGTTACCCTAGCAGATGAACAACAGATGGGTGTGCGTCCTTATGTGAACTTGATGACTCCACTTGCAGTAACAGATTGGAAATGGCGTCGTAGTGAAACTGGTCGTTATGAATTGGTCTACTTCAAATACGTAGAAGAATTCACAGACTCGGGTCAGACAGTGCGAGTATGGACTCCGGACACTGTGCAGACCATTGAGGTGGATACCAAGAACAACAGAATCACTGCGGACTACACTGAAGTGAATGGCCTAGGCTACATTCCTGCTGTGTGTGCCTACAATCTCAGATCAAACGTGCGTGGCATTGGCGTCAGTGACATCACTGACATTGCCGACACACAAAGAATGATCTACAACATCAATTCGGAGATAGAACAAAGCATACGTATTGACAGCCACCCCAGCCTTGTGAAAACACCTGAAACACAGGCAGGCATTGGTGCAGGTGCCATCATACAGATACCAGACAATCTTGATCCCGGCTTGAAGCCCTACATCTTGGACTACAACGGTGCAGAACTCAGTGCCATGCTCACAGTGAAGGACAACCTTGTGGCTGTGATCGACAAGATGGCCAACACAGGTGCTATCCGTGCCACAGAATCACGCACACTAAGTGGCGTGGCCATGCAAACAGAATTTCAATTGTTGAATGCCCGTCTTAGCAGCAAGGCCGACAACTTGGAACTGGCCGAAGAACAGATCTGGTCAATATTTGCAGACTATGTGGGCGCAGAGTGGACCGGCCATGTGGAGTATCCAGGAAGTTTCAACATTCGTGATATAGAAAACAACATGCAGACTCTTAAGACTGCAAAAGAAACTGCCACTGACCCAGGTGTGTTGTCAGTGATAGATTATCAAATCCTAGAACTGTTGGGCAAAGAAGAACCCGAACGCTATCTCACACACAACGAAGGCCTGCCCAATGCTTATGTGCCAGCCAACACCCCAGGTGTGCCAGCAGGAGAAAACTGTGCCAATTGCAGTTACTATGACCCCATCACACAGGGTTGCAGTCGCTGGGATGAAACAGTGAATCCTGTTTACTGGTGCAGAGCCTGGGAAGGGCGCATCGAAGAAGAGATCGAAAGCATGCGAGAGGACACCTGATGCCAGTTCGCAGAGTTCAAGGTCCCAATGGCCAAGTGGGCTATCAATGGGGCAACACAGGAAAGATTTACACAGGTGCAGATGCAATGGCTCGTGCTAGAGCACAAGGGCAGGCTGCCTATAGATCCGGTTACAGGCCACCTGCAGGGCA